ACGCCGTACTTTGTACGCTCTACTATGAAGCCTTGCTTCTGCAATTGCTTATAGTATTTTTCTTTGTCTTGAATAGGTCCGTCTAGGTTTCTTACTCCAGTGTTTACAATTGGACCACAATAGGTTTCTTTGATTTTGATCGTTGACTTCTTAGTCAGTGCGTTGTCATTCATAATTTTTAGTTTTAAGGGTTATTTAATATTGCAAAGATAGTTAGTTAAAATTTATATCCAAATTGATTTTTATTATATGGCTATAGGCTTTGTCTATTCAGCGCATATGCTCCAATCTTGTAGCTTATGCATATTCTTTCCGTTTATACCTAGTTGTTTACATATAAACTTAGCTAGCTTAATATTGCCTTGCTTAGTCGTTATCTCTCTAGTTCCTATAGCTTCCACTATGTCTCTAGGCGTTAGACCTAGAACCCTATTGCAAAACTTTACATCTTGCCCTAGATAAAAGGCTCTTTTTTGTTTAGGCGTTTCGCATACTAATATCCAATTGTGGTCGAAGCCGTAGTTACTTGTAAATTCAATTTTAGTTTTCATAGTTATAAAGTTTTTAAAGTTTAGTTAATAAAAAATTCTTCGTTAAATTCATATCTTTCGCCCTCAAAATTAGGGTTATATATTAATTTACTTTGTGTTGCCATATATGATATGCACTCTTGAGTCATTGCCTTACAAAGTTCTTCAGTTACAGCATCGATATCTAAACCCTCATTTAACCATAAGTTGCCTACATATGTGTACTCTTTTTGATCATTATATATACCGTCACATATCTTATAGTAAGAATCTGCATATCCGTACTGCATAAGCAATTTAAAGATATCTAATTGTAGGTTGTCAGGCGTAGTGCCGTCTGAGTAGAACTTAGTTAAAGGGTTATTGCCTAAGCCAATATTGAATTTGATTCTCATAGTTTAAAAGTTTTATTTAGTTAAATTAATAGGGTTTTGGTTTACGTCTTTTGCTAATTGGTTATCCACTGAAGAGCCGATAAAGTATAGCGTAATTAATACGGCTACTAAGATAATTGCGTTTGTTACTTGTTGAGGTTTCATAGTTTAAAGTTTTAAAGGTTAAAAATACGATTACCTATACATCGTGAGGTTGTTAGTTTTATTCGTTAATATGTACAATTGTAATTTCGAAAGATTTCCCATCTTTATTAATTTTTCCCCATCCAGCATAATTTGCACCAAATACATTTTGAATAAAAGCAAGCACATAACCAAACGGATTCTCTATTGTGCCTTTTCTGTCACCAATATACAATTCGCAAGAATATATAGTAAGGTTGTCTTTATTATCTTTCTCTTGTATTAGCGTGCAATCACCTATGTTTTTAAATTTACTTGAATTTAATACCATTTGCCATCCTTCTTGTAGCTGAATAGGTTTATAAAAGAATAAGTTAATGAATGAATCCATATTCTTTCCTAATAAATTTTGCATTCCGTTGATTGTTAATTCGTTTTTCATAGTTTAAAGTTTAATTGGTTAAATGATTAATTAATTTGATAATGCAAACATACAACGGGAAAAAACAATTTCCAAATATTTCCTATACTTATTTTCTATATCAATTATAGATAAAACTTATAATGAGCATCTAGCCCAATGGAATCAGCCGTCCTGATGTTCAAAAAAAGTTTAAAATAATTTTAGATAAAAGGTAAAATAATTACAGGATGGATAAAAACATATGCAACAGGAAGCGAACAGGTAATACAATAACAGGATAAGAAACAGGATATACTAAATGGTTATTTTAATACAGGTATACAGGTGAACATATATACAGGTAACAGGGGCAACCTTGCATACAGGGAAGATATATATATAAAATGATAATATCAAAACACACGCCAAATGGCAAAAAAGGGGCAATTTTGAGAAACAGGCAGGCAGTTGTCTAAACCAATACAGGCTTGAGTTACAGCCGAATTTTAACATTTCCTTAACGCATACCAGTATCGCAACCTGTGTGTAAAATACAGCCAAACAAAACAGGGTAAACAGGTGTAAATTTACCTAGGTGATGATGATGGAATCAGATGGAGTCGGAAGGTAAAAAGGGGAGGGAGGTAGTCCCTTGTTTTTCCTTACTACCTAAACAAATTTATTACACCACAATAAAAATAAAATTCACCTTAAGCTAGGCTTTCCAATTTACCTACATATGCAGGGTAGTGACCTAAAGTAAAGCTTCAAGTAACCTACATAGTATACCTAAAGTAATACTTCAAGTAGCCTACATAACTCATAGTAAAAAAACTTTCATATAGCCATACCTACCCACTCGGAGAAACGAGAATCCCCCTAGAGAAAGCTAGCCCCCCTATCCCCCCTATAACCCCAGTAACACACTATGTCCCAATTTTATATGCTTATGCGTATGATCCGCCTGTATTTAGCCATAAGTTCGGCCTTTGGAAGGCCTCATTATTATTGGTTATATATAGGGTGTATCTTATTATATAAGAAGGAAGGTGTTATAACTCTATGATTGTCAATACCTATGGTATTTCCAAAAAGATATATTTTGTATTCTCCTAGAATACTCCTACCTTTGTATTATGACGATAAACAAACAAAAAGAAATTACGCCTCTTAATGGTTTAAGGAAGGTTATAACCAAGAAGGTGGTTAACCAATTAATGGATCCTAAAACAGGGGAAGTATTTGAGGTACTCCAAGCGGGGGAGGAAAAGGTAATAGATTCCTTGCCCTTTGTAAAGGTATACTATGAGATGTTGGCTTTTATGGTTAGAACTAATTGTCAGGCAACCATTAAATTGAGTCTTTATATAATGAATGATCTAGAGTATAAGGATAGCTATGTTTATTTACGCAGTACTGAGGTTTGTAAGGATTTAGGATGGAAGACCAAGGGTCCTTTCTATAAGGCCGTAAAGGGGCTAATAGAGGCGTGCGTTATAGCACGCACTGAGATAGTTAATCTGTACTATGTAAATCCTAATATGGTTTTTAATGGCAATAGGATCAAGAAGTAAGTGCGTATTATATAGGTATAAAATTTAAAACTAATGGCTTCTTTTCAAAAAGACGTAAATTATCAAGCAGGTGTAGCTAAGTTGTTTGTAACTACAGTTACTAATCCAGTTATTGAAGTTGCTTATAATGCTAACATAAATCCTTCTTTAAATCCAGCAGGATACTGCGGTGGTATATATATTGGTGGTGATGGTAACTTGATAGTTGTAATGGCTCAAGATACTACAGATACTTTGGTTACTTTCAATGGTGTTAAGGCAGGTACTTTCCTTCCTATCCAAGTTAAGAAAGTAAGCTCTACATCTACTGCTACAAACATTATGGGTTTATGGTAAACATTATTTGGAATACAATAGTAGACTCAGCAGATTCTGCTGCTACGTTTGTAACGAGAATATGGAATTTAATTTCCCTTAACTGGGAAAACGACTCAAGCAATTGGGAAGCTTAACAATATAAAAAATAACTAATGGCAACATTAACAGGTACCCAGGTAAAGAATACTTACCAATCCTTACTTAAAATAAATAACAACGGTAGCTTGCCTACTTCTGCTCCAGCTATTATATCTGATGGATTAGGTAATATTACTCCATTGCAAATAGCAGAAACTAGATTAGGAACTCAATACTTAGCTTCTAATATAGGGTTAGATTTAAATTTTTCTAATAATAAGTTTACTCTTGGTGACTATGATAATACTGCTAATGGTATTTCTGTTCAAGTAAACGACTCAAGTAGTTCTGTATTTATTGGTTATAATGCCCCATTTGGTTCTGGTATATCTTATAATAAGATGGCAGCAGGTGCTTCAAATTTCTTTGCTACTTTCTTAGGAGCAAATGTATCTGGTGGCAATTCAATAATGCAAAACTATTTTTCAGGAACTAATGATATAACGCTTACTTCTAATAACGCTTTTATTAAAATAGACGGAGTTGCTAATAATACCAATATTACAACTGATACCATAGAGTTTAATGGAGCAGGTTTAGAGTCTACATCTTCTGGTAACCAATCTGGAAAACATTTAGTAATTACATTAAATGGTAATCAATATAAAATAGAACTTAGAGAACCTTAATTTTTAACAATAAAACACAATACACACAATGAAACAAGTAGTATTAAATGAAGAACAATTAAAAGCTTTAGATGCTTTCTTACAAGAGATGCCAATGAAATATGGTGCTCCAATTGTAAGCTTCTTAAACGAGGTTATCAAATCTCAAGAAGCGGAAGTAGTAGAAGCTGAGTAATTATAAGGGAGATTAAGTTCTCCCTTTTTAAAACTTAGACATATGAAAAAACTAATAAACTTTATCGCAGGTTTCTTTTTAGATAAACCAGATGCTCCTTCAATGAAGCGTTTAATCGCTTTATTCTTAGGTATCCTTTTAGGTGTAACCCTATATCATAATAGCTTTAGTGAGCAACACGTAGCTCCTTCTGAAGCTTTAGTATATTCAGTAACTTTATTAATTGCTGCCCTATTAGGGTTGAAAGTAGTTGAAAAAGCTATTGATGGATATTTTGGAAAGAAAAACGGAACTGATGACTCAAGCGAAGAAACCAGCAACTAAGAGAACTACAACAAAGAAAGTAACAGATGCAGCGTCAGGTGCAGTTAAGTTACCTGTTAGTTTTAACCAGTTTAGAAAGTACCCAATAGCTGCGGTAGCTTTCCTTTGTGTATTTGGTATTATCTATGTATACAAGGATATGAAAGCTGGATCAAGCAAAGGTATTGACAATTGTATAGAAGATAACCGTAATCTACAAAAGACAGTTGACAAGAAAGACTCAATCATTTATAATATTATAGCACAACAAGCCATTATCAATGCAACCAAATAAAGCAGGAATAGTAATTATACTTACGATACTTGGGTTGATATTAATAATGTTAACCTCTATAACAGCACAGAAAGCTATTAAGCCCCACCCTGTTAAAGGATGGCATTCTATGAACATAGACTCTATGGTTAGCGTAACCGTAAAGAAAAATAGTGCATTCATCCAAAAGAGGGTTGGTGAGTTAAAGCAAGCAGAAAAAGCTTGTGATAGCTTTAAAGAAGTAGTAACTGAATTGAAACAAGAAAATAAAAAACTAAATGAAAAGGTTAACGGTACTGATGATGATGTTGTTGGTGAGCCATTTGAGCTTAAGCCAATCGTATCCAAAGACAAAGATAATTAATGGAGATACTGTCGTGCTTTTATTAAAAAGCCAAGCAGATGATATTAACACTAAATTCAACAACTACAATGAAACAATTAATACTCAAAAAGCTAAAATCGATAGTCTCTTCTTACTTGGCAAAGTTGGGAATAAAGCTGTAATTGATAGTTTAAAGGAAAGACTAGAGATTGCTATTACCGCTAACAATCAATTGTTTGGATATAACGAAGGGTTAAAGAAAGCTTTTGAAGATATGAGCGGATCTTTAGATAGCGCCTTAATGAGAAGGGCGAAGTATATAAGAAGAAAATACGTACTAGATAAATATTAAACTATGCCAGGTTTTAAACCTAAAGATCCTAAAGCTTATGCAGACAGCGTAATGATGGCTAACAAAAACTTAAACTTTGTTAAGCGTTACCTTATGCCTGATATGTATCCTAAGTTGCAGACAAATAGATTAATGGGTGCTGAAGGAATGATTGCTGCGCCTAAAGAAGAAGTAACAACTCATTGGATGTCACACGACCCAAAGTCAATGAGAGTGTTTCCTCAAATTGTAATGGTAGATGGTAAGCTTCAAGATTTAGGAGAAAGGGCGTATGATTATGCTGACAAGACTGGAGAATATATACAATTTGAAACACCAGAAGAAGCAGAGTGGTTTGCAGCTAATGGATATAAAAGCGCAGGCCAAATGACCTCAAAACCATTTCTGAGTCCTAAAACAATTGAAGTAATTAAAAAGAAAAAATAACTATGCCATTTAAAAGTAAAGCACAAAGAGGATTTATGTACGCTAATAACCCAGAGATGGCAAAGCGTTGGGAGAAAGAAACTCCAAAAGGAAAGAAGTTACCTAACAAGGTAAAGACTAAGGTTCAATCTAAGATGGCTAAAAAACGAATGTAATATGAAAGCAAAATTACCAGGTCTTTGGGAAAACATTAGGGCCAAAAGAGCAAGAGGCGAAAAGCCTGCAAAGAAAGGAAGCAAAGCTTTTGTTAAAGCTGTTGCTGCTGCTAAAAAAATAAATGCTAAGGCTAAAAAGAAAAAGTAATGGCTACTATCCACGAGTTTCAATCTACATATTGGGTTGACACTCCCCACGGAGAAGGAATCGCAATATTAATGATAGACTATGGGATACATCAAAACACTATATGGGTTGTGGCAGATAAGAACGATGGAAGAGTTCGTCATTACGATTCAAATGATATTAAACTTAGTACAAACAATACAATTCATCTAAATGATTCAGAAAGGTAAAGAAAAGTTTGCAGGTTACAACAAGCCTAAGAAAACTCCAAGTCATCCAAAGAAAAGCCACGCTGTACTTGCTAAAGACGGAAGTAAAGTAAAGCTTATTCGCTTTGGACAACAAGGCGTTAGCGGTGCTGGTAAAAATCCAAAGACGGCTTCTGAGAAAGCAAGAAAAGCTTCTTTTAAAGCTCGTCACGCAAAAAATATTGCTAAAGGAAAAATGAGTGCTGCGTTTTGGTCTAATAAAATCAAATGGGTTATATTAATATTAATATGGGTGCAACTTTAGAATTACCAGTAGAAGTGTTTAAAGGGATAGATGGAAGGTGGTATAAAAACTGTCCAAATTGTGGCGTAGAACAATCTTATTTAAGAAAGAGTTATGCAATACTTTCTTTTGAAAATAAAAAAGAATGCAAGAAGTGTGCAAATTCAAAGCCAGAAAACAATAACCATAAAGGTTGGATAAAAGACGTATTGAGATATTCTTTTTGTAGAAAATATGAAGTTAATGCAGAATTAAGAAATATAGAGTGGAATTTAGAATATGAATATTTAGCTGATTTGCTTATAGAGCAAGATTTTAAATGCTCTTTAACTGGGTGGGACATAGATGCTTTGAGTGTTGGAAACAATACCGCTTCATTAGATAGAATAGACTCGAGCGTAGGATATGTTAAAGGAAATGTGCAGTGGGTTCATAAAATGGTAAATATGTGTAAACAACAATATAGCCAAGAAGACTTCATAGAAATGTGTACGTCTGTGGCTAATAAAGTAAAATGGTAATATAATGGCAAAGCAAGTATCCAATTCAAACAAAGTAACTTTTGGTGCTAGAAAAAAAGGAAAGTCACAGAAGTCTTACAATAAACACACTCCAAAGCCTAAAGCATATAGAGGCCAAGGAAGAAAATAATTAGTATAAGTTACGGATATTTACGTATCTTTGCGAATATAAAACACAAACACACAATGAGTAAAAGATCTATGCCTCCTGGCAATCAACTATTTGTTGAGGTTCCAGAGATTCTCCAGTCTACTGTTACTACCGAAAACGGAGTAACTTTATTTATCGATCCTTCATTTGAACCTGAACAACACGCTCAAGTAAATGGAAAAGTTTATTCTTTAGGTGGTCGATGTAAATTAAATGTAAAAGAAGATGATGAAATTGCTATATCTTATCATATGGCTGCTGATTACTTTGTCGATGACAATGGCGATCGTAAGTTTAATAGAGTGTTCAATATTGATGACAAGCTTGTGTGGCTTTGTGATGAAGGTTTTATTATGGCTCACAAAGTTGACGGAGAGTGGAAAGCAGTGGGCGATTGGGTTTTACTTAAGGCTATTCCAGAGAATGAAATAACATCAAGTCTTATAATAATACCAGATACAATTACTACAAAATATAAGCAAGGCAAGTGTACATTTTTGTCAGGAGACTTAGATGTTCCTGTCAACAGTACAGTTTTATTTCAAGAAATGTACCGATCTGTGTATAGATTTAAAGATGGCACAGAATTTGTAATATTAAAGAAAGATAGGATTTATGGCTACGAGTAAATACGCACAAACACAGGTAGCTAAAATGATTATCAATCCATATTGCGGAGATGTGCTATCTGAATACCCAAGACTTAAAGAAGTTATTGGAAACACAAACACGAAACACATAACACAGCAGATAGCATTTCTCTCTTGGGTTTATGACTTCAACTCCCCTGCCGTAAGGGACTTCTCAGACATAAACAAAAGAAAAGAATGGGCAAGACTTGAAACTGAGATCACACAAGATCCTAGTTACGAGCTTGCCGTTTCTTTTTTAACTAAGGTGGTAAAGTCTAGAACTTGGACTTTAATATGTAGCTTAGAGTCTACGTTTACCGAATATGCAGAGCGTGTAGCAAAGCGTATTGAGGATTCTGAAAACGGAAAAGAAATCGATATATTAAAAGCCGTAGAGATTAAGAATAAGATGCTTAATCAGATGGCAGATATGAGTAACTCTATAGATGAACTATACGGTAAGTTATTCTCTAATGACCAAGACCTAATTGAAGAACATAATAGAAAAACTATGTTTACTCCAGAGGCTATGTCTAAACTAACAAAGAAAAATGTTTAAACCAATAAAACAACAGAACTGGTCATCTACAGAAGTAGAGATTGCAGGATTAAATTGCCATATACCTGCAAAGGGGTGGCTGTATAATCCATTTACTTCTAAGTGGGAATACTTTGGTATTGAACGTAGATCTACCAAGATGGAGTTGTGCTATTGGGAACCAGATCCTAGGTTTCAAGAATATCAAAAGTGGGAACTAGAAGAGAAGGCAAAACAAAAAAAAGATCCAGAATATATCCATCCAGAGTTGGAGGATTTTAAAAGATATTGCTGGATTAGAAGGTTGAGCGGACATTGGTTTAGCAACAACGGAGAACCTACGTACATTACAGGTGTTCATTGGTACTACTTGTCTTGCTATCATATGGACGTTGGCCTTCCAAGATATAGAGATAAAGATAGAGAGCTGTTTTACTTTTGGGACTACAATGTAGAAGATCCAGAAAGTTTTGGTATTGTATATGTAACTAAACGTAGATCTGGTAAGTCTTTTACAGCAGGTTGTATTGCATTAGAGGCAGCGTCTAGAAGTGAAAACTTTTGGGCAGGTATCCAATCTAAAACAGATGAGGATGCAAAGATATTATTTAGAAAAACAATTATAAACGCATATAGAAAGCTACCTTCTTTCTTTAGGCCATTGTCGGATGTTCCTTTAACAGGAAAGGTTCCAGCAACTGGTCTTAAGTTCTCTACAGGTAAATTAGAACTAGACGAAGAAGAGTTGATGTCAGGTATTGATTTCAGATCTTCTGGTGTTACGGCTTATGATGGTCAAAAACTAGGATACTATCTACACGATGAGATTGGTAAGGTAACACTATTAGACATTAGGGATAGATGGAATGTCGTTAAGTATTGTTTACTTGACGATCAAGGTAAGATAATAGGAAAGTCTTTCCATACAACAACGGTAGAGGAAATGGAAGCAGGTGGTAGTCAGATGTTGGACTTATGGAAGAACTCAAACCAATATGAAAAGAAAGGAAAGAGAACAGCCAGCGGTCTTGCTAGATTCTTTGTGGCAGCAGATGAAACAAGACATCTTCATCCAAGATATGGTATAGCAAATAAAGAATTAGCTAGAGCTGAGATATTAGAAGAAAGGGAGTCTTTGAAAGAAGATCCTAGAGCTTTATCTTCTGCAAAAAGAAAGGAACCGCTAGATGAGAAAGAAGCGTTTCAATCAGATAGTTCTGTTTGTGTATATAATCCAATATTATTAAACGATAGGCTAGATATATTAAAGTGGAGCAAGTCTAGATTAAAGAAAGGAAACTTCCAATGGAAAGATGGAGTTAGAGATTCTGAGGTTGAGTTTAGAGAAAGTGTAAACGGTAGATTTTTAATTGCCGAGATGCCAGCTAAGCCAAATGCTTTTGAAAAGAAAGGAAGTGTTATCAAGCCTATGAATAGTTCTATGTATTCAGCAGGTGTCGATCCATTCTCTCACCAAACGGTAAGCAAGTCTCACGAATCAAGAGCTTCTAACGGAGCTATGGTTATATTTAAAAAAGCAAACCCATTATCTCCTACTGAGTACGATATGAGTCCTGTTCTTTACTATTGTAATCGCCCAGATTCGCCTGAAACCTTTTATGAGGACGTACGTATGGCTTTGTGCTTTTATGGCTGTAATGCGCTTATAGAGAACAATAAACCAGGTATTATTTATTACCTTGAGGAGAAAGGCTGTGCAGACTTTTGCTTTATGCCTCCAGATAAGACCACAAGGGGTTTGTCAGCTACATTAAAGACGACTACGTATATGGCCGAGCTAACGGACCAGTACATAAATGACCACATAAACAATGTTTGGTTTGAGGGGCTTATAGAGGAATGGTTACAATTTGACCCAGGCGATACGACCAAGTCGGATAGCGCAATGGCAGCAGGTTATGCACTTATGTTAATTAATAACCATAAGTATAATCCAAAGGTCGGAAAGAAAGAAGATATTGATGTTTTGAACGTATTACCATTCTTAAGGGGAAAGAGCTCTAGCAACCTTTTGGGCAAAAAACTAGGTTTTTAAAGCGTATTATATCAACACAACTAATAAGACGAGATGTCAGCAGAAATAATTAGCAATGCAAGGACCTTATTCCCAAACGAGGATGTAAGCCCTAAAGAAAAAGAATCAAAAGAGTGGTTAATGCAATTTGCGCAAGCAGCATTTAACTCCTACGGAGACACACCATTTGGCTCAATCGGTTATAGATCTAGAGACAAATATGAGTGGATTAAAACATACGCTCAAGGTCGTCAATCTATAGAAAGATACAAAAGAGTATTAACACCAGATCAAGATCCCAATAACAATAACCTTGTTGTTGACTGGTCTGTATTGCCTATTATACCTAAGTTCAGAAGAACAGCTTTAGGATTATTAGAGAAACAAAACTATGATATTCAAATAGATCCAGTGGATCCGTTTGCTCAATCAGAGAAGGATATGCTAGTTGCTGAAATGAAAGCAAAAGCTATTCTTAGAGAAGAATTTAAAAAACAAGGAAGACCAGATCTAGCGGAAAGTGCAGCAATTATGGCTAACCCTGGAGAGCCAGATGATTTAGATGGAATTGAAGTTGCTGAATTAGGTATGCGTCATAAGACATCTATGGAAGCTGAGTTAGTAGTTGAGTTGGTGTTTGACCAAAACGATTACGAAGGACAACGTAGACAACAATTACAAGATCAGTTTGACTATGGTGTTGCTATATTTAAAGATTACGAACAAGATGGTTTAGTAGGATTTAGAAGAGTAGACCCTAGAAGATTCTTATCTAATTTCTGTACATACCCTGACTTTAGAGATTTAAGATATGCAGGTGAGGTATTAGAGGTTCCTGTTGCTCAATTAATTCAAATGAGCAATGGTGAGTTAACCAAAGAAGATATTGAGTTTATTTATAAGTATGCAAACGCAAATCAATGGCGTGGAAATATGCCAGTAGGTAATGCATACTATGGTACATATAATGACTTTTGGAATAAAGGAAAGGTTCAAGTATTGGATCTTGAGATTATGTCTACAGATGATTTAGTTAGAGAAGAAAGAGTTGACCGTAGAGGAAATACTATTTTTGGAAGAGCTGGATTTGAAGATACAAATAATAAAAAACAAAAGTTTAAAAGAAAACAAGTTGTAGGTATATATAGAGTTAAATGGATTGTTGGAACTAACATTTGCTTTGACTATGGTAAACAATGGAACATTAAACGTGATCCAATTAACATAGCAAGAGCTAAATCTAGTTTCCATATCGCTCCAGTTGATTTCTTTGATATGAAGACATTTAGCCGTATGGAAGCAATTATTCCTTACGCTGATGCAATTCAGTTGGCATTTTATAGATTACAACACGAATTAAATACCGCTGTTCCACGTGGTTTTAATATTAACCTTGCAGCCTTAGAAGAAGTAAGTTTATCTGGTGGAGGAAAAGCTATGAGTCCTTCTGATATCATTGATTTGTATTTACAAAGAGGTGTGTTAGTCAGTCGTTCAGTAGCAGCAGATGGAAGACAAGTTCCTCCAGCTATTAACCAGTTAGAAGGTGGTGTAGGTAATGCTATTTCTGAATATTGGAATATGATTAATAATAATCTAGATATGATTCGTCAGACTCTAGGTTTAAATGAACTTACAGACGGTTCAACGCCTAATCCTAAGTTCTTAACTACAGTTGCACAATTAGCTGCATCTGGAACTAATAATGCGTTAAGCGATATTAGCTATGCAGATAGAGCTATTGCTCAATCGCTAGCTGAAGCAGTTGTTATTCGTGTGCAAGATGTAATTAAAAGAGGTGGTGGTGAAGCTTATGATAATTCATTAGGCTTAGGAACTGTAGAGCTATTAAAACGCTCACAAGAGATTTCTAAATACACTTATGGTATTTCAATTGTAGACAAACCTACAGCTGAAGAAAAGGCTAAATTAGATGAGTTAGTTAAAGTTGCTTTACAATCTGGTCAAGTTAATATTGATGATGTTATACGTTTAAATAACATTCAAAATATTAAACAAGCAGAATTATTCTTAGCTTATAAAGTTAAAAAGAATAACGAGAAGAAGCAACAAGAAGCAATGCAAGCTCAACAAATGAATGGTCAGATCCAACAACAATCTGCTATGGTAGCTGAGCAAGCTAAACAACAAACTATCCAAATGGAATACCAAATGAAGTCTGAACTTGAAAAGGTAAAGGCGGATATGGAAGCTCGTTTAATTGAATTGCGTGGTCAGTTTGATTTAGAGAGAGAAAGAATTTCTGCAACAGGTAGAGTTGAGTCTTCGTTTGTTCAAGCTAAAGAAAGAGATGCTGCTAATATCAGAGACAACAAAACCAAGTTGATGCAAGATGGCAAAATGGAAGATATGGGTGAGATTGACGTTCCAGCAGAATTAGAATCTAGAGTAGCTCCAGAAACAGCAGGAGGTCAACAATTAAACATTCAAGAGCCTTCAGGATTTTCTTTCTTAGGAAATGCTAATCAACAATCTCCAGCTGCTCAAGGTGCAGATATGATGCAACAGGGAATGAACGAGCAAATGAATGCTGCTAATCCAATGCAAGAAGAACAAGGTATGCAAGAGGAAATGGCAGGTGCGCAAGAAGAACAAGGAGCGCAAATGAGTGAGGAACAACAGCAAATGCAAGATATGTTAGCATTTCAGAATCAACAAGGTGCGTAATATATTCATAACATAAACACAGACACAAATGGAAAACACACAAGAAACGGCACAAGTAGCTGAACAAGTAGTTGAACAAACTGCTCCAGTTGCAGAAGCACAAGCTCCACAAGCGGAAGCTCCACAAGAGAATCCATTTGCAGGAGAAGGAAAATGGACAATAAAAGGTGAGCACTCAAGTGCAGGGGTTCAATACAACCAACCTGTAAATCAATTTGAGGAAGCACCTACTGAAACAAAGGTAGAAGAAACTTCAACTGTTGCAGAAAATGCAACAACTGAAACGCCTGAAGTTCCAGTTTATAGAGCAGAAGATACAACAGAAAGCGTAGTATCTTCACAAGAGCAAGCTACTCAAGAACCAATTGTTTTTGATCCTTGGGAGAAGTTAGGTTTACAAGAAGACGATTATGCAAAGCAATTAATCGATGCTTATAAAACTAACCAGCTTGACGAGTTCTTAATTAAGACGAATACAAACTATGACTTGTATACAGACGAAGAGATCATTAAAACTCAGATCGATTCTAAATATCCAAGTTTAGGTGAAGAAGAAAAGAATCTGATATTACAGAAGACTCTACAGAAAGAGTATGGAATAACAGGTGACGAAGACGATGATAAAGTTGCACGTTTGATGATGAAGCTAGAGGCAGACAAGATCCGAGATGGATTAAAAGCTGAACAGTCTCAATACAAACCAAAAACTTTTGAAAACGAAGCGTCAAAATTTGAAGCACAGTTGAAAGCTCAACAGGAGGCAATTCAGCAACAAGTAGAAAGCTTCAAGAGTCATTTAACCTCACTACCAGACTTCAAGCAATTCGAGACGAGCAGGCTTGTAGAATTTGGAGACGGTGAAAACAGAATGAATTTTGAGGTAGAAAAAAATGCTGACTTCTTGGGTGAAACATTAGACCAAAACAAGTTCTTTCAAAAATTCGTTGGCCAAGATGGTCAATTGGATATGAAGAAATGGATGAAAGCTTGGACATATGCAAACAACCCAGCTGCTGTAGAAAAATCTTTAATCAATTATGGTAAATCCCTAGGAGAAAAAAGATTATTTAATGAGCTTAAAAATACTAAGGCAGAGGATGTTGTTCAGACTCCATCAAGAGGTTCTGGATTCGTGATAAAAGCTATCGATGGGAAACCATTTGGTGGTTAAAATATAAAACAATTTTTTAAAACTTTTAAATTAAAACAAAATGGCGTTTACTTACGGCAATGGTGTAGCAGGTGCTACCAACAAGTATACCGCATCAGCGGTGGCTCTCTTAGACCAAAGAGAGATTTATAACCAACTTATCGACATCCAAGACGATGCTGAGTGGTTAGATTTTATGTATATGGCAGGAAAAAAAGACGCAACTGCGGTTCCTTTCTATACTTCATTCTACAATGACAATCTTTACAAATTGTTAACAGTAGCTGGCGTTCCAACTGGAACTACAACTATTCCTTTGATCCCTTTATCTACTGCTGATTACAACTTTATTTTAGTTGGTGATTTGTTAAAATTCCCTAGTGGAGCAGTTGGTCGTGTTCAAGAAAAACAATCTGCGGCTATCATTAAAGTTCAATCAGTTTCTGGTACAGCTTTAGCTGCTTCTTTAGCTGCAATGAATGGTGTTAAGTTATCTGCTTTCTCTAATGCGCAAGAAGAGGGTTCAGTTGAGCCAGGTACTCGCCGTTGGTCAGTTAACTCTTTACAAAACCGTGTTCAAATCTTCCGTAATGCAATTAAAATTACAGACGTTCAGAACGCTTCTAAAATCGAGTTAGAGTTCAATGGTAAACCATACATCTTACCTTACGAAATGATCCAAGGTTTACAAAAACACCGTGGTGATATTTCTTTGGCTATGTGGTTAGGTGAAGTTTCAAACACTTTATTTGCTGACGTAGATGGTCCAACAGCAACTGCAACTCCTCCTTACTTACAAGGTACTACTGGTTATGGTGTTCAAACTACTCGTGGTATGGATTCTTACATCACTAACTACGGTATTAATGATTCAGTTACTACTGCTGGTACTTTCACTTTATCTGATTTATCTGACTTAGAAGCTCAATTAACTGCTGTTCGTGCTCCAATGGAATATATGATCGCAGGTTCTAATCCAGCTGTTGCAGTTATTTCTGATTTCTTGAAAAACTTACCAAGTTCTGGTGCTACAATTACTACTAACGTAAATACTGCAACTCCTCCAGTTGGTTTTTCTTCTCAATCAACTGCTAATAACGGTTTCTACAAATCTGGTATTAACTCTGGTATGTTAAGTGTTAATGGTCGTGAGATCGATTTACAAGCTGAGAAGTTTATGCACGGTGGTTACACTTATAACTTGAAAGCGTTCAAAGTATTATCTAATACTGACGTTATCAACTACACTGGTGGACCAATCGCTAAATCTATCTACTTCTTACCAATGGGTAAAGTAAAAACTGTTGGTGGTGGAATGAACGATTACTTCCGTTACAAATATATGGCTCAACCAGCTCCTGGTACAGGTTCTGTAGAGACAGCAGAATTAATGACTGGTGCTCTTGCTCCAACCCCTACAAACCAAGAACAAAGCTTAACAGTTTCTTGGACTTCAAATATGGGTCTTGAAGTATTTGCTCCAAACAAATTTGCTAAAATTACTAATATCTTAGCATAGTAAAACTTGAGGAAAGGAGGGGGTTCGCCCCCTCTAATCTTCACTTAAAACACACAAACATTTTTTAACACAAAACACAAAACACAAATGGCACTTAAAAAGTTAGGAGTCTATAACGACTTCTCTGATGAATTAAAAAAGCTTATTGCTTTACCTAAAAAAGGTACGCAAATTTCCTACAGATTTTTAGATATATACGAAGACCCAATGAGTGGTCAGTCTGTATATAAAGCCAAGTTAAAAATCCCTCCATTTTCTAAATGTTTTGATCCAGGTAAAAACGAATGGGTTGAAATAGGTTTAGTATCTGGTGTAGATCATTTTGGAAATCCAATTCCTAACAGAGTAAGAAGAGTTTGGGCATCACCACAAGAGAATGCAGGTATGTTGCATTTAACTATTGGTAATTCACAAGATGATGAATTATTCCAATATCTTGAGCTTGCTTCGTTTAATTCAGCTAATGCAAATAGAGATGAAGAGATTCACCCTATTTTAGAGCGAGTTAATTTTGAAGCGGAGGCTAAGGAAAACCGTCAAGCTTTACGTATGAAGAGAGATGCTTTAATCAAAGCAGCTGCTTTATCTAAAGAAGAAGTATTCAATTTAACATTGTTACTTGGTTACGATACAGAACTTTCTGAAGAGGAAATGAGATTTAACATTGAGGATTACGCCGAAGGTGAACCAGAAGATTTTATGGAACGCATTAATGACAAGCAAGTTGGAATCAAAGCATTAGTTGCACAAGCTATTGTTTTAGACGTTGCTTACGTTAGCGTAGAAGAATCTAAATTAAAATGGACAGATTCTGACGGAGACATTATGAAGCTTGCAGACCTTGAAGACGATATGGTTTACGAACAATTCGCAGACTTTATTGACAAGAAAAAACAAGTAGCTGTACTTGATCAGATGAATAAATTAGTAGATGCAAAATTAGCTAAAAAGAAAGCTAAGAAATAACTTAAAGATGTGTTTGTGTTGCTCAACGGCCCCTATTCTTAGGGGCTTTGAGTTTTTATAAAGTGCGTATTATATGAGTATATTTTATGGAAATGTTTGATAAATTAAAAGGGCTTGTTCCTCAGACTCTTATAGACGATATGATTGCTCACGATATTGATACTCCGTTAAGAGCAGCACACTTTTTAGCGCAAGCAGCTCACGAGTCAGGTGGGTTTAAATTTAAGTCAGAAAACTTAAACTACGGTAAAGACGGATTATTAAAGATCTTCCCTAAGTATTTTACTCCAGCATCTGCTGAAGCATATAATAGAAACCCAGAAAAGATTGCATCTAAAGTTTATGCTAATCGTATGGGTAACGGTGATGAAGCAAGTAAAGATGGTTGGAAGTTTAAAGGACGTGGATACATCCAATTAACTGGTAAAGATAATTATAAAGCGTTTAGTGAATGGGCTAAAGAACCATCTATATTAACAAATCCAGATCAAGTTGCTGAAGATAAATATGCAGGACTAAGTGCTATTTGGTTTTGGAATAAAAACGGATTAAGTAAGATTGCTGACACAGACAACTTGAGAGACAGCTCTACTGTTGAAAAAATAACTAAAAGAGTTAACGGTGGAACTCACGGACTTGCAGATAGAGTGGAAAGATTTAATAACTACAAAAAGCTTTTATTCTAATGATCACAGGTAACGAGACGCAGGATAACCATATCTTGCTTTGGTCAAGCATTATATTGAATATTTTAGCAAACTTAGATAAAACAAATACAACATTCGTATTAGGTGTTATTGTTTCTATTCTTGCTATAATTAATTATGTTATTCAAATTAAAAAAAATCTTAAGAAAAGAAAATAATTTATGCGTGAAAAGGTTTTTTATATATTCTTATTGGGTGTTGTTAGCTTTATTACATTTAGCTGTAATCCTGTTAAGAGAGTCCTTACAACGCCAAAATATTATGCGCAAGTTAAGCGAGAAGTTATACTACGTGGAGAATGCGCTAATGACACGATCACACAAGAAATATTAAAAGATACTATTATCTACAAAGATACCGTTATTCACGACAGCTTTAAAGTTAATATGCCAATGGAATGTCATTTGGATACTATTGTAAATGACTTTAGTGTTTACTTGGAGAATGGCAACTTATGGGTTAAATGGTTAGGTCAAGTGCCTACTAGAACCATAAATAAACAAACGACTCACGTTGTTGTAGACAGAGCGAAAGAGGCTATATTAATAGATTCTTGCGCAAATCAAGAAAGAAAGATATACGATTTAAAAAACAAGATTGAATCTACCAAAAAGACCAAATTTAAGTTATTAGCAATCATAGTAATAATGACCTTATTACTGTTTAGAAAACCCTTACTTAGACTCGTTAAGCCCTTTTAAGAAGCGTATTATATAGGAAACTTAACGTAGATGCAGAATGTATCTGATTTATACAACTTTATAAACTTCATAGCTGATAAGAATCGCAGAGGGTATTTGTCTCCAGAAGAGATCTCCCAAGCGTTATCTTCGGCTCAAGTAGACCTTTGGAACTACTATTGGGGTTTACCGCAAACTGCCCAAGCATTAAAGGGTGGAGCGCCTAATCCAGACTACGGATCCAGCCAATTAACTATTGACGCATTAAGTCCATTTAGAACTAGAACTCAAGTAACTCCAGGACCTGGAGGAATTATATATTTATATAACAATAGTGTTAGTTATCAAATACCTGACTTTGGCCACTTTATTGGTTTGTTTAAAATAAACACAACAACTAATGAGATAAGTGGAGTTAATCAATACTTGAACTCAGAGATAGTAGAGGCTTTAAGGTCTTCACTATATCCAGTAACAGTAGATGATCAAGTATTTGTATTTGAGAATGATTTAATTCAATTATATCCAAGAACTACTATGCCTGCTGGATATGCAGCGGAAGTTCACTATATAGGCCTTCCTGATGATGTGGTTATTAACTATACAGTTACAGGTAATACTATTACTATTAATAATAGTACATCTATTCCGCCTCAGTTTGATTCTACATATTGGGTTGAATTAGTTGCTAGAGCACTACCTTACGTAGGCGTTAACTTGTCCGCACAAGAAGTACAAGCATTAGCTAACCAACAAATACAATCTGTATAATGACTACTAAATCACAAATGATTGAGCGTTGCAGAAGAATGTTGTCTGGTGGTTTCCCATCAAACAGAGATCGTGTGCGTGATGCTGAGATTGAAAAGCATCTAGAGTCTGCGATGAACAGACTATTAAAAACAGAAGTTTTAAATACAACATTTAACATAGACGGTGCTACAATTCCTGATGGAGTTGTTTTAGCAACATATGAAAACGTATCAGTAACAGGTGGGCTAAATGACACGTGCACAGTGAAGCTCCCTGTTACGCCAATGTATCTTCCAGAGAAGATGGGTGTGTTTAGCGTATATCCATCTAGCTATCCTGAGTTAGAATTTATTCCTATTCCTGCTGGCCAATACTACATATTACAGCAAGTAAAAGAAGTTAATTCTTTGTTGGGTAGAGTTCCTTACGTATGGGAAGGACAAAAAATAACAATATATAGAAATATTATTGGTGACGGTATGTTTACTGTAGATATGAAAATAGCTATTGCTGACTTATCTCAGTTCGGTCCAAATGATCCACTGCCTTTGTCTCCAGAATTAGAAGAGCAAGCTATCCAAGCTGTTGTTTCAATCTACATTGCTGAGCCTAGAACAATCAGAGACGAAAGCTTACAAGCATCACCAGAGAACTTTATAAAATAATAACAAATGACACCAAACGGAGCTTTTGTATCATTGGATGAGATAATCAATGCGTGGTTATTTAAGAATGGCAAAACCATTCATAACTACGCAAAGGTGCTTACTTTTGCAGCTGAGGCTGTACGTGAGTTATCTGTTACATCTCTCCAATTGGTTAACCATAAAATATTAATTAGAGACTGCCAAGACTGGTGGGATTTACCTAGCGATTACACAGATTACGTAAGTGCTGGAATTAGAGTTGGTCAATATTGGAGACCGATAGGAATAAGAAAAGGGATTATGCCTTTTCCTTATAGTGATGGACTTGCTCAATATAATCCAAGTGAATTTAGTGAGATTCCTGGAGAGATGAATACATCTGGAGAGTGGATGAATTGGGTAGGAGAATCTTGCAACGAAGCAGACTTTTGGGCAACAGATTTCTATATGGATGACTTTACTACTCAAGATCCTATTGCTCCTCCTGCTGTTTTTAATCCTACTGTTTCACCAGTTGGACAAACATATACTCCATACCAAGGTTTTGTTCCTTTTTTCTATTCAGATATTTATAATGATTGGGGCCAATTAAAAGGTAGAGCATTTGGTTATGCAGACGGAAACAGAGTTGACTCTGTAAACATAAATGTAGAACAAGGAATTATAACTTGTCCGTCTAATTTCCCAGGAAGGGAACTTTATTTGTGCTATGTAGGAGTTGGAAATGTAGACTCTATGTCTATGATTCCTAAGAAGGCGCAAGTTGTTATTGAGGCTTATATTAGCTATAAAATAGCATCTGTAAGACGTAACGGATTACAAGAAGCTGGCTTGAGAAAACAAATTTACGATCAGGAGTTTAGATTACTTAGAGCTAAAAACGACAATCTTACTACTACAGATATCAAGCGTTCATTACAAGCTGCGTTTGGCAGAACAAGAGAATAAATATGACCATACAAGCATTAATAAATAAAATTTTTAGAGCTAATCAGACTCAAAACAACACAGTTAGTTGGTCTGGGTCTAATGGCTTAAAATCTATTCAAGAGGATATTGTAGATACTATCAGACAAAGAACTTTCTTTACTGTGCCTACAACTGCTGCTTTAGCAAATCAAGGGTTTAATAATGCTATCCTTTGTTATGTTCAAGACAACGCATTCTTTCGCTGGCAAGCAAGTGGTACACCGAATGGTACTACTATATTCCCTGCTAATGATGGAGGTGTATGGGTTCAAGAAACAATAGGTGATACAGATGGAACGGTAACAAGTATTGGTATTACAGCACCTGCTGCATTTACTGTTACTAATAGCCCTGTAACTACAAGTGGTGTTATAGATATAGCTGCTAATGGTACATCTGCTCAATACATTAAAGGCGATGGTACATTAGGTACATTACCTACTCCTACAGGTGGTACGGTAACCAATGTGTCTGCATTAACTTTAAATACATCTGGAACTGATTTAAGTTCTACTGTAGCTAATCCTACTACTACCCCTGTAATTACATTAAGTGTACCTACGGCTTCTGCTGTGAACAGAGGTGTATTATCTCCTACTGATTGGTCTACATTTAATAGTAAACAAAATGCAATAACGCTTACTACAACTGGTACAAGTGGTGCTGCTACATTAGTAGGTTCTACATTAAATATTCCTCAATATCAATCGGTAATAACCAACCCTGTAACTGGTACTGGCACTACTAACTATTTATCTAAATGGACAAGTAGTTCTAGTTTAAACAATAGTTTAGTTTATGATGATGGAACAAATATAGGTATAGGAACAACTACCCCTAGTTACAAGTTAGATGTCAATGGAACAGGAAGATTCCAAACAAGTATTACAATAGGAGGAGCTGCTGATGCCACATTGTTTTTCCCTAATACAACAAGTGGTCATCAGATGCGTATTTACACGCAATATGCATCTAATGCAATGGTTATATTTGCTAATGGATATAATTTGAATTTAAGTGGTGGTGGCGGAATGACATCTAATTTTGCTACAACCATAACAGGCACAAATGGCAATGCGGCATTAACTGTACAGCAAGGTAATGTAGCGTGGACGCCAGTATTAAAAGTTAATGCAATAGGTTCTACTGGTACGCAATTTAACACAAATGGTAATGTACTTATAGGAACAACAACAGATGCTGGTTATAAATTAGATATTGTTGGTACGACTAGATTTCAAGGTAACTCTTTAGTTTCTTTAAATCAAAACGCAGAAACATCATTAATTGTTTCTAATACTACTTCTGGTACAACTGCTTCTTCTGCAATAAAAGCTATTTCAAGCAATGGTGGTGCTTCTTTAGGGAAATACTCTGCAACATCAACTGCATATAAAACTGTTGCTGCAAATGATGGATATATATATAATTACGGAGCAGGCAATATATCAATACTAAATGATTTTGGTACAGGCAATATAAACTTCACATCAAGAGGTTCTTCTGCTGCTCAAGTTATTATGAATGGAGATACACAACCACTTGCTCTGGTTGGCGCTGGCAGTTCAAATTTTTCAATGAACTCTAATGCTGATGTGTATTTTACTTTTAATAGTCAATCAGTTGTTGGTAGATTTTATGCAAATCCACAAGCAACAGTTCAAAATACATATAACCAGCCAGTAAGTGTTGGTTTTGTTGGCACTATTGCAGGTGGTGATGTTTGGTATGGCAATATGAATGGAAGTGGTGGAACCGTTAAATACAATTGTTCAAGAAATGGTGTAAGCCATTCTCACATATGGTATTATAACTTTTCAGAGCAAATGAGATTACAATATACAGGTAATCTTTTAATTGGAACGTCAACAGATGCTGGTTATAAATTAGACGTGAACGGCACAGGTATATTTAGAAATGTATTAACAGGATATGTAAATAGTGGCTCATTAGTTTTAGGAGCAGCTGCTGCAAACTCTCAAGCAATAACTATTACAGGTTATTATACAAGTGGAGGTGCAATATCTACTACTAACTCAAATCCAAGAAGTTTTAATGTAAATATAGGCGGTCAAGGATATGGATTTTCAACTTCTTATAATGGTAATACTCAAGTAAATGCTGAGTCAAATTCTTATTTTAGAGCGGTTGGGGCAATTAACATTACAGCAGGAACAATTGCTTTACACGGATACAATTTTTCCCCTACAATAACAAGTGAAACAAATGCTACTATATATGCATTTTCAAGTACATTAAATTCTGCATCTAACCACTATGACTTATATTTAAGTGGTGGTGCTAAAAGTTATATAGCTGGTAGTGTAGGTATTGGAACAACCCCAACAGCTTCATACAAATTAGATTTAAGCGGAACAGCAAGAGTTAGCGGAACAACTACACTTAGTTCATTAGGTGGCGGTGGTACACAAATGGTTGTAGCTGACAATACAGGGGTTTTATCAACCCAAGCAATACCTTCTATTCCAACTAAATCATTTGGCGCTTGGCAAGAAGATACAACTCAAACGGCTGCTTCTAGTAATACAGGATATGGAGTTAAGTTTTCAACTCCTGATATTAGTGGCTATGGTGTGAATGTAATTAATGACCCTTTTGGAGATGCTACTTATATTGAAATGGTAAATAATGGTGTATATAATATCCAATTTAGTTTACAATTACAAAACACAGATGGACAAATAAAAGATGTTACAATTTGGTTAAGAAAGAATGGAAATACGTCTCTCGACGACATTCCTGCAACTGCTGGATTTGTATCAGTACCTAACTCTCACGGAGGCACACCAGGTACAATTATTGCAGCTTGGAACTACTTTGTAGAAGCGGCAGCTGGAGATTTCTTCCAATTGGTATGGTCAACTTCAGACCACACAAGAGTATCAATAGAGTTTTATCCAGCAGGTTCTCCACCACCAAGTGCAGCATCAGCAATATTAACAGTAAATCAAGTAAATTAATAAACTTTAAATAAAATAAAATGCAAAGAGCAATTAACCCAGTATCAATCTGGACAAACGGTAAAAGCGAAAACGCTAACTTATTTAGTATGATTTCAATTTCTGACAATCTATTGGATACAGCAACATTCTATTATCAATTATTAGCAAGTGATGCAACTGTAGAGCCTGCTACTGAGACTCAATTGGCTCAAGGTAACCTTACATTAGAACCAAATGAGTACCCACAATGGGACGGAAGTAACAATTGGATTATGGATTGGGCTGCTGAACAGTTGAATTTAACCTTTGTTCCAGGGGCAGAATTGAACTAATTAAAGCGTATTATATACTAAATACCGATAACGATGTTTATTACAAACTTACTTAATAAAATCTTTAATGCCGATCAGACACCTAATAATACGGTGAGCTGGTCTGGCACTAATGGATTGAAAATAATCCAAGACGATATCGTTGAGGAGATCAGGGCACGTGGCTGTATTGTAGTGCCTACGGTTACTGATTTAAACGCTCAAGGTAAAAACAATTCTCAAAATGCAATTGTTCAAGGAGTTGGTGTTTATACTTGGTTTCCTCCAGGAAGTGGCCCAGCAAATGGTAGCAATGTTTTGATGGCAAACGATGGTGGTTTTTGGAAATTGCAAGCTATTGGAAACTTTTTTCCAAATGTGGGAACTGATTTAGCCGCTCCTACAGGAGGGGTAAATGTATATGCTAAAGACGGAGTATTAAAAGTACAAAGTCCTTTATATCTACCAAATGTAACTACAGTTCCATCTGCTCCATCAGCAGGTATTGTTTTATATGCTCAAGCTGGAGTTTTAAAATACAAAGATCCATCAGACGTAGTTCACACATTATAAAATTAAAATATGGCAACTTTAAATAATTTAACAAACTTAATTGCTAACGCAAAAAGCACAACATCTGGAAAGATTGAGTGGACAGATACTTCTTTAAAAGGAATACAACAAGAAGTAGAATATTTGTTCTCTCAAAATGCTATTCAAGTTGTTGCTACTACAAACTCATTAGCAGGTGTTACAAATGATGACTCACAATTAGCATTTGTTACAAGCGATGCAACTGTTTCTGACAATGGTATTTACTACTGGAGTTTAACCCAAGAGTCAACTATTAACTTCCCAGCAGGAAGCAATGGATACTGGAACTTAATTGAGTTTGGTGTTGCTTCTGTTATCCCAGCTGGTTTCATACCATACAGTAATGGTTCTAGCTTAGTAGCAAGTTATTTGCAACGTACTACTGACGAAATTAAAATGGTAGGTGGTAGTTTTGTAGCAAACAAATCTACTACTACTGGTCCTTACTTTCAATGTGGTGATACTGACTCAGTAGGTAACGATGTTATACTTACAATAGATGATAAAAACCAAGTAATTAACAGTAAAAAAGCTACTGCTAACAAAGGTATCAAATTAGACTTTGCTAACAATATTCACAAGATTGGAGATATTGATGCAAACAAGGGTTTGTCTGTTGATACAGCAAATACTGTTTCTAAGTTAGGTAACACATCTACAAGCGAAGGTGTTGTGATAAATGCATCTAATGGTTATTTAGGTACATCTACTTGGGCATATAATTATAACGCTACATCATTATTCGCAGGTAATGGTTCAATTAATTTATCTCTTAATGATACTGCTAACGTAGCAAGTTTAGGAGACGCAACAAAAGGTTTGTTTGTTGATTTAACTACTGATGATTACACATTAGGAACACCAACTTATGGGTTAAAAATTGACTATTCAGTACCGTTAGCTGCTACTATAAATTTAGGTTCATTATCTTCAGGAAATGGGCTTTATGTATACAATAACGCAGCTGGTGACATATATAATTTAGCAAACCAAACAGTTGGTAAAGGTTTATTTATAAATTTAGCAGCAGAAACTTATATATTAGGTACTTTTGCAGGATATGGTTTATCATTAACTGCTACAACAGGTAGACTTGGTTCTGCAACATTTGGTTATAACTATACTGCAACAACAATGATTGCTGGTAATAGTTCAATCAATTTAACTCTTGATGATACTGCTAACACAGCTAGTGTTGGTATTACAACAAAAGGGTTATCTGTAAATATCAATAGTAACTTGTATAAACTAGGAGAATATTCTACAAAAGGTTTATTCATAGATACTAATAACCAAACTTACCAATTAGGTTTTGCAGGAAGCAATCTTGAATTAAATATAAATGCAGCAAGTCAAATATTTAAACTTGGAAATTCGTCTGCTGGTACTGGATTATACATTGACTTAGTAAATAATACTTACTACTTAGGTAATGGATTAAAAGCATTGGTTGTAAATACAACTTCAAATACTTATACTTTAGGTACTAATATTGAAGGTTTATATATCAATACATCTACTGACGTGTTTAAATTAGGAAACTATGTATCAAATACAGGGTTAATAATCTCAAGTAATATCGCTAATTTAGGTACGTTAACCACAGGTTTGGAAGTAGATTCTACTACAGGTAATGTTAAAACTAAAGTGGCTGGTTTAACTACAGGTATATTTTTAGATGTAGCTGGCAATGAGTTTGTATTCGGTACAGATGTGGAAACTCCTGCAAATGCTTCTTACTTTGGCGCAAGAGGTACAGGTGGTGCTACTCCTTCAATAGTTATGACTCAAGACTTTGTAGATACACCTGCTCCGCCAGCTCCTGCTGAATTTATAAGAGTAAGAGTAGATGGCTTAGGTGACAGATGGATACAATTATATCAATAATATATAAAGCTTTTTAATGGCTCAAATAACAAAACTTTTTACAAAAGGTTTAGATACTGATACGGCTCCCCACTTGCAAGAGAAGGAGTCGTATTCTTCTGCTATGAATGTCCATTTCTCTTTAGGCTCTTTATTGGGCGTAAGCGATGGTCAGAGTGGAGATATGAGTGGATATAATATTGGAGGTGATCTAGGGGTTCTAGAGCCATTTGCTGGCAATACAGATTGGACTACTTTATTCTCTACATTAGGCGTTACTGGTTACAATCAGAATGGCGCTAAGTGTATAGGTTACGCAGTAGATGATACCGAATCCATAAGTAATAACACAAGGTTTTTTTACTTATTTATATACACTCCTGCTTTTAGCACTACTTTAGAAAACTCTTGGATAGTAAAAGTCGCTATTAAATACAATGCCACAACTAAAGTAAATACAATATCAATAGCTGACTCTTCAGTTCTTTTAAGTGGATTTTGGGTATTAGGCCCTGCTTCTGATAATTTAGCATTTCAGCCTGAATACTTTATATCTGCTAGAACAAGTGGAAGTCAATTAATATTTACTGATGGTCATAACCCTGTTAGATATGTTGATGTTAATAAAGATTACTTAACCAACAATCCAACTCTTAATGAGTTGTCTTTAATTACAGAGCCTGGGGTTGTTCCATTGATTGCAGATAGAGGATCTGATCCAACAAAGGCAGCTACATTACAATTCAAGGCTGTTCAGTTTATGTATAGAATATTGAATGAAGATGGATTCATTTCTGTTTTATCTCCGTTCAGTATAACATCACTTCCTGCAAGACAAGAAGAAGTTGAAGTTGATCCATTCTTTGGAAATGTTATAACAATTAGTTTAAGTAAAGATCAAAAAATACCAGACAATTGGAAGAAGGTTGATTTTGTTATGAGGTATTTAGACACTAATACATTCGATGTAATTAGAACCTTTGATAAATACGATACAACTTCCAGAGAATACAATTTTGGTATGGGTCCTGTTTATTACACAGACGCTCAATTAGTTTACGAACACAATACAAGTCCATTTTTAGTTCCGTACATAACAGTGCAGAACTATGATGGATCTATTATTGTAGAAACTTTAGATCCTGCATATTGCGCAAAAGCTTTTGATTCAATACCTATTACTTCTCAGTCATTAGAGTTCACGTCTAATAGATTGTTTCTAGCTAACAACTTAGAAGGGTATGACACGCCTGCAACCGCAATAGATATTACATTAACTCAGAATACAGCAACCACTAGCTTTAGTAAAATAATGTATTCGCTAACTCCTTACTTGTTAGCAATAAGAGAAGACTTAAGTGGGTTTTGGTATGCAGCTGTAGTTACTAGAAACTATGGAAATGGTAAGAACTATGCTTTTCCATTGCCATCGCAAAATATTGTTTTTGATGCATTTCAAGGTGGCGGCTCTTATAACATTGTTGGATTAAAATCTACAGACTATACATTTATATCTTTACCTCAAACAATTAGTGAAGATAGCTTAATAGAATTAAGTGAGTCTGAAAACTTTGATCCATTAAGGGTAAGCTCTCCTTCTGGAGGTCAAAGGAACGCAAGGGTTAGAATAATTTCAGAGCTAAATGAACATTGGGGGCAAAAATCTTTGTATTCATCTTTAGGAACAAACAATATATGTGTTCCTCTTTACAATATAGGTACATTTAGTTTTATCATAACCCCAAATATGTGTAAAGTTTTTTCACCTTCTGGGTATTTAAACAATACACTTAACTCTAGAAAAGCTGCATTCTTACCTAGTTCTACTTATTCTTATGGGGCAACATTTTATGATGAAGCTTTAAGAAAAAGCGGAAATAAATACATAGGAGACATAACTATTGGTTCTTATAATGCAGGTACAAAAACCCTTGTAGAAAGCATTGATGTAAATGTAACTGGAGTCCAACCTTCTGGATCTGTTCCTAGTTGGGCAAAATACTATAGTATAAACTTAACAAACAACAATAAAGCATCTTCTTTTTTACAATTTGTTCCAGATATAATTAGATTTGCATACAAAAGTTCTGCTGGAATTATAGTATATGATCAAGATGAAGCCAGCCCTATTGGAGATTACTATGGCGTTGCTGTACCTTTAACTTCTCTTTCAGATAGAAGCCAGGGTTACGCATACACAGAAGGAGACCTTTGTCAATTTGAAATATACGATTATAACACTTCAACTTACAATGGATCATATACATTGCCTGTGATTACATCAATTGATGGATATATTATTGTAAATTCTCCAAAATCAAATTTTAATAATTATATTTCCTATCAAGGAAAAAAAGTTCAATATACTTCGGCATCTGGATCTACTGTAAATACATTTGTAAATGACTTCTTAAATGATCCAGCTCTTATAACCAATCCTAAAGTTGGAGATGTATTTTTAATTGGAAACGCACCAGTTGGAGCTTGGGCTGGACAATCAGGTTTTGTTGTTTATTCAAACTCTGGAACTTGGGATTTTTCTTCTTATGCAGTTCCTTACACGGTTGTTTATAGCTACGGAGAATATAGCGGCACAGCTCAATACCTTTCTGTTTCTGCTGGTATTTGGACTCCGTCAGGATCTCCTTCTGTTCAGTACTATGCATACGCTCCTGCTCAACTAAATCAACAAGTTTTTATTTGCACATTATATACCCCTAAAACAGTTCAAAGATCTTTTTACGAAGTTGCGTTTTTTGGAGAAGTTTCTGGAGGAAGCCTTTTAGCTCCATATAACGGCCTCTCTGCAAAACTATATGGAGACACTTATATACAGGGAAGTAACTCTGAGGGAGGTGCATTTAATGTTGTATCTAAAACAAATAACGAAAACAGATATAATTATTGGATAGAAAATAGCGGAAGAATTACCCCAGAAGATACAGTTGGACAAAAAGGGCTAACTAATCAAATACGTTGGTCTAACGTAAAAATACCTAATAGCAGTGTAAATGGATTATCTTCTTTTGATGCTTTAGATGTTGCTGATGTAGATTCAAACGCAGGTCCTATTACATCAATTATATTGTCTTCTAAAGAGGCTAACTTAGCATCAAGATTGGTTATTCTTTGCAATAGCGGAAGCTTTATTGGTTTAATTGGTCAGGCTCAAATTTATAGCCAAGATCAGTCTACTGCATTTTTATCTTCTGCTCCTGTACTTGGCACAATTCAACCAATTACTGGACAATGGGGATGTATAAGCCCGCAAGGTGTTATATCTTACAAAGGTATGGTGTTTTGGGCAGATGCATTAAACAGAGAGATTATCCAATTAGCTGGCGATGGAGCAACTCCAATTAGTCAACAAAAAGCTGGTTTCTTATGGAATCAAGTATTTAGAAATCTTCCTTTTGACGAGTCTGCTATAAGTGCAAAGAATATTAAAATAGGTATCAATCCATATACCTCAGAAGTATTTATTACTTGTCCTGCGCCTAATATTACTCCTACTCAATTCCCTGCTAATTGCGGAGAAAATAGATTAAATCAATATATAGGTGACAAGAAAGTTAGCTATGTATATAACTATCAATTAAACAGATGGGTAGGTGCATATGAAGACAATCCAGATCAATGGATAAGGGTGGGTGACGATGTATTTACTGTTGGTTCTCAATATTTAAACAATGGATTAAATCTATACAAAGAGTTTGATTCAACTCCAGGAGACTTCAACCAGTCGGCTAATCCAAGTTGTTACATATCTTTCCCAATATCGGAAGGATATCCTGCAACTATTGAACCTTTGAGCGTAATACTTATGGGTCAATTAACTACGACAAAAACAGTTGTATACGCAAGAGATAGCTCTACAAGTGTAAACAATAATTTGACTCAAGTAACTTGTTGGAATGATTCTAACTATGCTACAAGAGAGGGAGAGAAATTTGCGCCTGTATTAAGAAACAGATTAAGCAATAACGCTAACCAATCTCAAGTGCTATCTATATCTCCAATAAGTTTAGGTAGTGGGTATCTAACTGCACCATCTGTTGCAATAGGACCTCCAGATGTAGCTGGTGGAACACAAGCGGTTGCTGTATCTATAATAAATACCGCAGGTGAAGTAATTGGTTATACAATAACAAACCCAGGAACTGGTTATACTATAACTCCTGCGATATCAGTAGGTGTGCCCCCATCAGGTGGAACGCAAGCTACCGCTTCAATAAGCGTAGGTGTAGCTGCAAATAACACTTATGATTACCAAGGAATAAAAGGAGATAGAATACGTTCTAAAACGCCTTGGGTTCAGGTAACCTTCCCAGCTGAGCAACAGATTAATTTTCAAGGTGCAAGGCTTGAGGTGAAACCGTCAAGCGGACACTAAAAGAAAAGATGATAGTGCAAGAAAAGAAAAACCCACCATTTAGGTGGGTTTCTTATTTTGTATTATTATTAAGAGTTTGGATTCCAACCAAATCCGTACCAAGCAGGTAAAGCATTTTGATATGTTGCAGTATTTGGCATTGCTGCATTTAATCCAACTTGAAATGGAGATATAGGCGCATTAAAGGCAGATTTCATCCCAGCTGGTGCATTTATAGGAACGCCTGTTGTAGCAGGAGCCAAAGCTCCAGATATTGTACCATCTGAAATTGATTTAGTTGGGAAAGGATTGCTAGTTGTGAAACCGCTAGGAGTTGTTGTTTTTCCAGCATTTGCGTTCAATCCAGCTGTTGCTAAGCTAAGACCTCCTTGTGCGATAGACCCTAACCCTTGGCTTTTCATAGCAGAACCTGCCTGAGCCAAGCCTAATCCAAAGTTTTGTCTAGCTTGGTTAGTAGCTAACATATCAGAAAATTTAGTCTTTTCTTCTTGGCTCATTAAACCTCTAGCTTGATTTAAATTAGCTTGTTGTTGCTGTTGAAATGCAGCTTGTTGAGCAGCCAATTGAGGCGCAATAGATTGTAGCTGCGCTTGAGCACCTGCTCCTGCCGCCAAAGCTTGCGCACCAGATGATGCATTTCTTTGAGCATTAGCCATTTGTCCAGCCATACCTTGCTGAGCTTGTTGGTAAGCCATAGCAATAGCTGGGTTCTGAGCATTATATCTTGATTGAGCTTCAGCTAATTGTTGCTTAACCGTATCGCTTATTTCGTATTGTGGCCTTGCAGCCATAGCCTCTTCAAAAGCTCTTTGTCCTTTTTTCTGTTGTTGAGAACCAGATATGGTTTGATATAACCCTGATCCTAAACCTATTACTGCACCTGCTATTATTGGCATAATTCTTTATTTATTGTTTATATAATACGCTTTTTAATCCTCTTTAATATCGTTAATATTTAGGTTATCTATAGAAGAACCGCCTCTCATTGAGGCATTTCTAACCTTCTTAGAAACTCTAGCATCTTTGAACACTTGTTTAACTTGTCTATTATCTAGACCTAAAGCATACCCTGCTTCAACTAATTGGTTAAGTTCATATGCAAACATTTTAGCATTCTCATCTCTTTGTTTATTAACTAGATCCCTTTCTTCTACAGATTTTGTTTTATAGAAATCACCCTTGTATTTTCTTTGGTCTGCAATCCACATATCGTTTATCTCTTTTACTTTTGATCTTAATTTAGATTCAACGTCAGCTGTAGATACTCTACCTTGTACGCCTTCTGTAGTTATAAACTGAAGATACCCTGTTGCTGTTCCTTCTCTCTTTCCAGACTCAACTAGGTCAGCATATCTCATAGTTGAGGTTGCAATACCAGGTCCTGCTTTCTTTAAGATATAAGCTATATCGTCAATTCTTTTGCTAGCAAAGTCATCAAAGTTTTTATGGATTTCTACACCTTTAGAGTTCTCGTTATTTATCACCTCTAATGCTGAGCCAAATAAAATCTCCCAACCTAATACTGGCATAGCAACTTGTAATGCCGCACTACCCACACCAGATGCAATATTATCTGCATATATGAAAGATCTATAAGCTTGAGGGAAGATATTGAATGGGTCTACGCTTGATTCATTTCTGTATTCTACAGTTCCATCTTTATTTACTTTGAAAGAAAGAGATGCAAATTTATCATACTCAGGCAACAATCTTCTAAGTGCTTCATTTTGAGTTAACGTGCCTTCTGGTTTATTTATAATTTGAGAAAGCTCTTGTATACCGTTAGGTATTTCGCTTACAGAAACTTTTTCATCGTCATCATCTCCGAAGCCCATAGCTGCTCTCAATAAACTCATTAAACCATAATAACCTGCAAGTCCAGATATACCAGACGCTCTGGTTTTTATATCCATTTGTTTTTTCATTTCAGCATCTTTAGCAGCATTGTCCGACAATGTTAAACCTTCGTGTAACATACCTGGATTAGCAACTAATAAATGTGCATTAACAAAGTTCCTAATACTCTCAGACATAAACCTAGGGAAGGTTCCGAAGATACCCATTTTTCTTTGGATTAAGTCTATAGCTTTTATAGTTCTTGTATCAGTAACAGTTGTTAACTTAACTTTTCTAGCAGCCATTTCATCTGCTATTTCTTTTTGTCTTGCATCCAATTCATAATAAGATGTGTTATTTAATATAACAGCATTTGTATTTCTGAATATTTCAAACATAATTGTTTTTGGAATAGCATCACCAAGCATCATACTTTTTTTAGAAAAGTTTTCTACTTTATTTAATGCATCTGTAAATGTTTGATATATTGTTTGAGCTGGATTAGTAGACCCTTTTAAAGAAGCCAATAACTCTTTGTTTTCGCTTAACTCTTTACCAATTCTATTTATCTCTTCTAATTCTAAAGATGTATTGATACCTCTTTTTTTAGCTTCACTAAACATATTATTCCAATAACCCATAAATCCTGCTGGAGTATTTATTTGATTATAAGCACCAGATACTATTCTTGGGCTATAGTAAATAGCTTCTGGTATTGCACCACTTGCCATACCAAAGTATAGATATCCGTATACGTTTTTAATTTGAGTTGATGGAGAGTAAATAGTTTTAAACTTCTTGACGTTAGAAGTAATAAACTTGTAGTATAAATTACCTTCAATTGGTGTGTCAAATAAAAGGTTATACATAGCAGGAGTAATGCTACATCCTTTTAACGGACCGTATTTATTTACTGCATCCATTTCGTCTAATGCACCTCCTTTTATTTTCTTAGAATCACCTTTTGTTATTTCTCCAAGTTTAATCCATCCTGCTGGAGTTGGTTCTGAAGCAGATACAACATCACCAGACTGAAGACCTAAGTTTTTAAACTGAGCACCCATCTGATGGTTATATAACATACGAGTTAACTTCATTGCAGTTAATCGGAAGTTTATAGCTGGATCTTTAATCTCACCTAAGTATTCTTTTATCTCTTTAGGTAAAGCTGGATTCTTTTCTATATAATCTTTCATAGAAACTACAGATCCGCCTATTGTAAAGTTAACATCACCAGATTGGTTAACGTCTTCTATTTTTCTCATTACAGCATCTGCAAATTCACCAGCTTTTTTATTAACTTCAGCTAACTTATTATTCATAGCTGTTGCTGCTTGTTGAGTTGCATTAGATTGCATTAATGGGTCTGCTGCAAGTAAAGCTAAGTATGGTTCTTCGTAGTTCTTTCTATAGTCTTCTAATATTAAATTAAATCCATTGTCTAGAGTTCCATTCATAGCCATAGCTGTGAATATGCCTCTTGCTTTATCTCTTACATCTTTAGGCACAGATTCAAACCAAGGAGAAGTTTTTTGTTTTGTAAACAAACTAAATAATCCTTTCTTTTTAAGCAATTCAAATGCATAATAAGATGTTTTAGTGTAAGATCCTATAGTAGATGCTATTACTGCTTGTATCTCAGAAGGAAGTAACCCAGATCTTACAAGAGCCTCTTGAAGTGTAATAATGTTTTGTCTTGCTTGAACAACTGATTCTGCCAAATCTTGAGGAAGCATATCTACATACTTAACTCCAGTTTTAGGATCTGTTTCTCCAAGCATAGCTCTATTAACTATTGTATATATAGTTTTTTGTTTTAAACCACTTGCTTTTGCTGATTCTGTATTTACAAACTCTTTAATTTGTTTTGACAATTGAATAGCATCTTTGCTAATTTGCTCTACAACATAAGACTCTTCACCTTTAAATGTTTCTTGAAGAGATTTAGCTGCTTGGCTATTTCCTTGCGTAGCAGACAAATACATTCTTGTAAAGTTATTAAAAGCAGATTGTTGTTTGTTACTTAACTCTCTTACGTTCCCAGGGATTGGATTTACAGGCGCAGGTTGAGACATTCCTATTTTACCAACTTCCACTTGCTGAACACCTTTACTTCCTGCCCAACCTAAAGAAGGTTGAATAGCTTGTTTATTAGGAAGATGTTGTGTATCGCCTATTGGTTCTGCTGGCATAACAGTATCACTCATAACAACTGCATTGCCTTCCATATCTTTATTTACAACTGCTGCAAATCCTAAGTTTTTTGCTTGCTGTAGAATTGATTTATTAGCATATGTTTCTAAAGCAGATATTACTTTTTTATCATTAGCTGTAAATATAGCATCTTTATTCTTAACGTCTTGAGTTGCTTCTAGTAACAAGTTAGCTCTTTCCTCAAAAGGAATCTGTCTTCTTGTTTCTACATTTCTAGCCTCTATTTCACCGTATTTATTGTTATAGTTTTTATAGGCTCTTTCATAAGTAGATCCTATCTTTAAAATATCTGTTGCGTATTTATCATAAATAGCAAGTCTTTCCTTATGCAAATCAGAAGATCTTTGTTTATTTTCTTCATTAAGATTTGACATTAAGTTATTTCTTTCTGTTGATATTTCATTTAACCTTTTAGCTAATCTTCTTTCTAAAGGTTTTGATGAATCCGAAAATATCTTATCATCTATTTTATTTATTATAATATCAAATTCTTCTCTTGAGCTTGAACCTTGAGTAAAACCTTCTTGTTCCTGTATATAATGTTGTATCTCGTGATCAATATAAGACAATATATTCTCAGTTCCTTTTTCTTTAAGAACTTCTGAATTTATAATAATATGTTGATGGCCTGGCCCTGCTGATAAATAAACAGCTGCTGTTGTAGGAGACATATTGTATCTACTGGTAGGGCTAAATCTTACCCAACCTGTTTTTCCAAAAGCAACACTAACATCTCTTAAATATGGATACGCATCAAATAAATCTTTGTTCGATATTACATCAGGAAGTAATTTGTATGTAAACTCTTCATTAATGGCCTTGTCAATTATTCTGTTCAATTGAAAGTTGTCATACTTAAATTTACTATCTGTAACTTCCATTCTCCAAAGGCCATCAGCTCCAAGTTCCCATCCAGTAGCCGTTTTAATTGCTTGTTTAGATTTCTTTTGAGACTTCATTTTCTTAGCCACAAGTAGGTTATTCATATTCCTTGAAGCGGTCTCTAATCTTTCGGCACCTTTTTCGCCTATAATAGATGGTTGTATGTTTATTTTTAATCCTAATGGATTTGTATCTAATGGATATGTAGATTCATAAGGAACCTTAACCATTGAAGGTTGAATACCTTTCTTTTCAGTTGTTAATTCCAACATTCCATCTTCATTAACATCTGCATTATTTTCCGATACCTTATCAGTGTAAAACACATAGTTACCGTTTCCGTCTTCTGTCATATCATAAACGATAGGTGAAGCAGAAACTAAGTCGTCTGGTCTTGCATCAATACGTGGAGGCATATCACCATTAGTAATAGCATTACCATATGCTAAACCAACGAATGAATCTCTGTAGTCTATGCCTTCCATATAGTCATCGAATCTCTTCTCCTCTATATCTAATTGTTTATATGGATCATATACCATAGCAACAACGTCAGGAGTTCCGTGAGCTTCTTTTTCCCAACCTTCTGGAGCATACTCTTCATTAAATGGAATACGTGAAGCGACTCTAAAACCGTTTCTTTCATATATCTTAGTTAAGTAACCATCAAAGTTATCTAACTTAATACCACCAGCTTTAACAGCTTTCTTTAATACTTCATCACCTGTCTTCTCAGCACTTTCTTTGTTAGCTTTAAATACACCTTTGATATCTCCATCTTGAGAAACAAAACCATATCCTGCTTCTGTTTTAATAACAGTTCCTTGTTTAGCATCTTCTAAAGAAACATTATCTACTGACCAGTATTGCTTTGGATCAGACTCCTTAGTTTCGTTTAATTTATCTACAAACTCGCCAGCAAGAGAAGGCATAATAGTCAACCTCTCAGCTCTTTCAATTATTTCATTAAAGTCTTCAGAGTTCCAAGTTCTTGGATACATTGATCCAGCTGCTGAAACACTAACAGGAATAAAAGCTCCCTTAGTTCTGCTATCTAAAAATCTAGCTTCATCAAAGAAATGATTTACATAATACTTACCATTCAAAATAAATGGATTAGTTCCGTGGAATGCAGAGTTAAATTGTTTATGTTTAAACTTATCTACATTAGATTTATTTACATATTCACCTTCTGTCATATAAGGATCAACATAGAAGCCTGTCATAGCAAATCCATTATCTTTATATTTCTCTCCAGGAGTATCTCCTTTTAGTGAATTTAAAATATTTTTATCTAAATACTTATCGTAGAAACTAGGTAAATCTATATTTAATTCTTTTAATTTATTTTGAAAATCAGATATTTCTCTCTTTGATTTTACATTTATATTTGGAATAATATTACCTAAAATGTCTAATCTAAAAGCAAAAGATTCTTTCTTTAAGTATTTTTCAAGTTCGTTTACTAAGTCCCCAGATTTAATGCTTTTTAAATCAACAAGAAATTGGTTATATGATTTTATAGCTTTTGTTTCTTTACCATTTGATTTAACTAATCTTGCTTTTATAGTAGCTTTTGTTGCGTAGTCAAAAGCTTTCTTTAACTCAGTTGCATTTAGCTTTCTTTTACCTATAGCTTCTTTTATATTATCTAACATAAATTCAGCTCCGTGGTAATTACCTATGGTTGAACCAGCGGATTGTACAGTTACATAAACAGCAACAGGCATTCCTTTAAATTCTGGGTTTGTCTTATCTCTAACTTCTGCTGCGTGCCTAACAGCCTTGTAAAAATTTTTTATTTTAGAGTCTTCAGAAGCAGCAAATCCTATTTCATTATCAATATTATCTTTAAAGAAAGAA